CAAAAGAATTTTATAACAAACTAAATTCCGAGTTTGCGTTTGACTTTGATCCTTGCCCTTTGAATGAAAACGAAATAACGCCTGATAAAGATGGCTTGCTAATTGAATGGGGACAAAGAAACTTTATAAATCCACCATACAGCAGAAACTTAAAAGAGGCGTTTGTAATGAAAGCCATTGAAGAAAGTAAAAAGGGCAAGTTATGTGTAATGCTATTGCCTGTAAGTACGAGTACAAAACTATTCCATGAGGTAATACAGCCAAACGCAAACGAGATCCGATTTGTAAAAGGTCGTATTAAATTCATTGGAGTAAACACCAAAGGCGAATTAGTAAATGACAAAGCCCCGATGCACGATAGTATGATCGTTGTTTTCGGTGCGGAGGCAAAAAATAATGCCGCCTAACACAAAAATAGGTATCGTTAATTCTTATTAATGATTCCTATTGACTGTTATCGGCTGTAGCAATTCTTATTGATATTGCCGAAATATTACTAATTTTGAAACAAACAAACAACAAATGATAATTAGAATTAAAGACCGACAAAAGCAATTAAATAAATTCAGAGAGAAAGGAGAATACTTCAAAACCTTATCTACTGGATTAACTACCTTAGACGAGATTTACCGAATAGTACGTGGCTATCCATTATTTATCGGTGGTGCTGTTCATCACGGTAAGTCTGAGTTTACGCTAGAATTAGCTGTTTCCTGCGCCAAGTTACACGGATTTAAGTTTGCGGTTTATCTAGGTGAAGCAGGATTAACTGAAATATCAATGGCTGAGATATGCCAAAAGTATATCGGTAAACCTTATTTCGGTCAGTTCGCAATGAGTGAAGCTGACTTAATCGAGGCTCATCAATTTGTAGAGCATCATTTTACTTTTATTACTTTGGAGGATTTGACCATTAAATCATTTTACGAAGAGGTGGATAGAGCAGAAAAAGAATTAGGGATAAAATTTGAAGGCACTATTCTCGATCCATTCAATGACGTAAAAAATCAATCAGGCGAACACGGAGGCACTCACATTTGGCTAGAAGAGGATTTAAAGCATATTCGTAATGTAAGTGAAAAAAATAATAGATTAGACATTGTGGTTTTTCATATTGGGGATATTAAGCCAGTCAAAGACGATGGCACAGGTAACTGGTATGTGCGACCTGCAATGAAAACAGAGTGGGCAGGTGGTCAGGTAGTGAGTAGAAGAGCAATGACTATGCTACTGGTGTATGTTCCGCCTGACTGGTTATGCGATGAAACAGGGCAACCTCACGGTAAGAATAAGACTATTGTTTATAATCAAAAGGCTAAACCTAAAGGAAGTGGTAGGTTAGGTCAGGTAGTAATAAATTGGGATTGGAAAAAGAACAGGTACTTTGAAGAGGTGAATGGAGTGCGCAAGTATATGTTAGACAAACCTAGTCAGGTTGCACCTCAGATGCCTATTAGTGTAGATTTTGATAGTATAATAAGTGAAAATCCTTTTTAGTATGGAAGAATTTAACACACTAAAATTAAAGGCTCGTATATTAGCAATGGCTACTTACCTTTATTCGTCAACTGAAAAAGAAGGCATAAGCGATGAGCGTAAAGAATTTGCCTATAAGTTAATTGATTTGCTTAACGATAGCCAGTTAACAATCGAACAGTTAATAAAAAAAGAATCTAAGTATATGACTATGTATTTCGATTATAAAAACAAAGTATTAGTATTGCAAAAGGAATTAGAAAAATTAGAAACAGAAAATAAACACTTAAAAGAAAATCTATGTTAACATTTTTTCAAACCATTAATCTACGTTATAAGCCTTCGTTAAATGACACTATTGAAAATAGACGAGGGCAAAGGTTTAAATGTATAGGCTTTGGTAAAAAGGTTATTGATGGCGAGTATCAAGATTACTATACCTATCGACAATTTAACACAGAGCAAGTGCCAGTACAATTTGAAATAATACCTGAGAAATATTGCGAGGCTATGATTAATAAATTAATATTTAAAATATGATTATCCCTCTTACCATTCGTATAATGATGCTAACCTACGGGAATGTATCAATAGTCTGTGAATCGCAAAATATTAAATTTAGTGAAGTTGTTTCTGCTCAATCGAGATTGGAAACTGGTAACTATCAATGTAAATCCTGCTCACTAGATAAAAATAATATATTTGGTTTTAGCGATGGCACTTACCTGACTTTTGACCATTGGATAGAGTCGGTAGCGTATTATCAAAAGTGGCAAAAAAAGTACATTCCTGACAATATATGTACTAATGACGAATATCTACTATGGCTTAAAGACTTCGGCTATTTTACAGACGAAAACTATATTAAAAAAATAAATGATATATTATGAAGGCTATATTAAAGTTTGACCTAAACGATATTGACGATGTAAATAAATACAAGCATTGTAATAAGTCTATTGATTATTCCATAGCACTTTGGGAAATTGGCAATATTAGTAGTCATTTTAAACATCACGATAAAAAGCCAACCTATGACGAAGTATTAAATTACATTAATGAAATTTTTGAAAACAACAATATAAACATAAACGAACTAATATGACAGGCAGGATGCAAAAAGAAACATTTAATGAGATTTCGAGAGGGCATTGGGAATACCTATCCAATCTCTACACTAACTCAGGATTTGAAGCTATTAAACCTGAGGCAAAATTATTAAAAGTACACGCTACTCATCTAGTGGCAAAGATTAAACAATTCAATAAAGAAATGATTGAATTTAAAAAAATCAGTAGTGAATTAGATATACTCAAAGACTTATCATTTACCGAGCGTTTGCAATTAGCTTTGAATTATAGTAAGAATTATTTGGAGTTTAGCGAGAATAATAATACCTTAGCCGAATGAAAATATCTGTCATTCACCCTTCTCGCAATAGACCTGAAAGAGCCAGTAAAGTATTTAATGAAATGATAAGTAAGGCAGATAAGCCTGAATTAATCGAATATATAATATCTATTGACAATGACGAAACTAAAGATTACTCGAATATTACTTGCGGTGTATATGCTCCTATTACACTTGTTAGCGATAATCGGTATTGTGTCGGTGCTATAAACAACGGTGCTAAAGCCTCAACAGGTAAAATATTAATGGTAGCCTCAGATGATTTTGACGAATGGCAAAAAGGTTGGGATACCATAATAAGAAAAGCTATGAGAGGCTATAAGTGTAAGCTATTAAAAACAAACGATGGCTCTCAGCAATGGATAGCTACATTACCGATAATGGATAGGTTATTATATGAGCGTTTAGGTTACATTTATAATCCTGAATATAAACATATGTTTTGCGACACAGACCTATCTAGCGTTTGTGATTTAATAGGAGCAACGGTTTACAGGTTAGATATTATATTCAAGCATAATCACTATACCAAATTAAAAAACAAAGATGCCATTAACCAACGTAACGATGCTACGTGGAGCGAAGGTGAGGCGTTGTATTTAAAAAGGTATAAAAATAACTTTGGGTTAAGTAAATCTGAAATAGTAGGTAAAATCAAAGATATTCATCATAAAGAGTGGGTACGCAGAAAACTGAATGATTAAACTTTCAATATTAATTCCTTCGATATTCGAGCGTAGTGAGTCTTTTAATTCACTTGTAAGTAATTTGAAGGCTCAGATAAATTCCTGCGGGTTTGATAATAGCGTATCTATTATTTCGCTAATAGATAATAGAGGCGATATGTCAGTAGGGCAAAAAAGAAACTCACTTATTGAAATGGCTAAATCCGAGTACATAGTATTCATTGACGATGACGATGTGCCTTCAAATGATTATGTGCTAGAATTAATGACTGCTATACAATCTAATGCCGATGTAATTCCTATAAATGGTTTTATGACTACCAATGGAGGTCATCGAGCATACTGGGAAATGGGAATAAATTTACCCTATGACACCATTAAATTAAATGGCAAAGTTAGTTATCGCAGATTTCCTAATCACATAGCCTGTATGAAGAGAGAATTAATATTGCCTTATAAATTTAAAGATATTAGCTTCGGTGAGGATTACGAGTGGGCGAAGAGATTAAATGATAACAAAGTATTTAAGACAGAGCATAGAATTACAAAACCGATTTACCATTATGTATTCACAAAACAAAGAAGAGGAAATAATACTAAATCACTTTAAAAACTTTAAAGGTACTTTTTTAGATTTAGGAGCGTATGATGGGATAGACTTATCTAACACGAGAGCATTAACTGAGTTAGGTTGGTCAGGCGTTTGCGTGGAGGCTAATCCAGTAATATTTTTTAGATTGACCGATAATCTAAAAGATTATAATAATGTAGTAGCTTATAAGTTTGCGATAGGAACGGAGAATAAAACGGTAATGATGCAGATGAACGATAGCTACTATTCAACGGTCAAACAATCTGAGGTAGATAGATGGCGTGGCGCATTTAAGTTTGAGTCCTCAGAAGTGCAGATGCTAGACTTTAAATCGTTTTTAGAATTTTCAAAGTATAAGACTTTTGACTTTATTAGTATAGACTGTGAAGGTTTAGACTATGAGATCCTGGCGCAAATTAACCTAGATGAAGTTGAATGTAAAATGGTTTGTGTTGAAACGAATAGTAAAGAAACTGACAAGTATATCAATTATATTTCTAAATTTGAAGGCTTTAAGGTAATTAGCATTAACTCGGAAAATTTAATAATGGCAAGGTAATGATATTTTTTATACATAACGAACAAAGAGAGGAGCGGGTTAAAAATCTTAAAGAGCAGACTGAGTTTGCAGGTATTGATACATTCGGACTTCAAAAGGCTATCTTTACCAGTTCACCTAAAGCGGGAATATCACAGACGCATCGGTCAGTAGTGGCGAAAGCAAAGGAACAGGGTTGGCCTTATGTGGTAATAATGGAGGATGACATAAAGTGTACCGATAAAGATTCCTTTATGCTCTTTATGAATATGATTACTCTTTGTCCTGAT